CCCTGTGCCGTCGACCAAGGCCGTCGTCGCGCGAGAGGAGGTGGGAGCATGAGCGTCTCACCTGACAAGGACACCTCGATGCGCCGTCGCGCTGAGCTGGCCCGCATCCACCTGCAGGCCAAGCAGCTCGGGCTCGACGAGGACACCTATCGAGCGCTCCTGCGCCGCCTCACCCGCAAGGAATCAGCGGCGGAGCTGACCGCTGACGAGCGAGGCAAGGTGCTCGACTTCATGCGCCAGCAGCTGGGTCTGCCGCGCGATCGCCGCCCCTTCCCTGGCAAGCCGCACAACATCGCCTCAGCCTCTGCGCCGCGCGAGCTGCGCAAAATCGAGGCCTTCCTCGCTGAGGCTGGGCGCCCGTGGAGCTACGCCGACGCCATTGCCCGCCGCGTGGCCAAGGTCGAGCGGTGTGCGTTCCTCGACGCGGAGGGCGCCCGCAAAGTCCTGATCGCGCTGACCTATGACGCCCGCCGCCACGACAGGAGGACAGCATGAGGGACGACTTTAAGAGCGGCCGCGATGCCCTGCGCTCTGCCGCCCGCCACGCGCCTCTGGCCAGGTTCACCGGCGTCACATTTAAGCCGACGCCAGCGGGCATGGAGATCCTGCATCGCGCGGTCGCCAAAAAGCAGGTCGCCGGGCTGCTCAACTACAGCTACGCGGACGCGGCCCGGGACATCCTGGACTGGGTGGCGCGCACTGAGGCGTCTCTGCGCCGCCCGGAAACAGAGGAGGCCTGACCCATGACTGACCGCTACGACCTGCCGCCTGTTGCCCGAGTCCTACGCCGCCTGTGCGGTGTCCAGGGCCTGTGCGCCCTGGTGCAGCGCTGGCGCGGTCAGTCGCTCTACGTGCCCACGCCTGATCGCCTGCGCCCGGATCACCCCATCGCTCAGGCGGTCGGCATGGAGGCGGCGCGGCGGCTGTCGGCCGAATGCGGCGGCAATCGCCTCACCGTCCCCCTGTGCCTCGGCACTCTGAGGGCCGAGCGCGATCGCGAGATCTGGCGGCGCTACATGGACGGCGTGCCCACCTCTCGTCTCGCCCGCGACTACGGGATGACATGGCGCTCAATCCAGAAGGTCACCCATCGCGTGCGCATGCGCGGCGGCGCGCCTGAACGAGAGGCCGAGCATGCTGCCCAGCTGTCGTTCGGGTGGCGCCAGAATCCGATGCCGCCGCCCGCCAAGCCTCACTCCTGAGGCATCCATTCGCCCGCGCCCCTGAGTCGATACGGCCAGGGGCGCTTTTGTGTCCGCCGCCATCTCGCGCCACGCCTCGCGGGCAACCCACACCCACGAGGCAAAAATGACTCTCGCGACCATCGACTTTCTCTCAGCCGCCGGCACCGCGGTGCTCACCATCGCGGGCGCTGCCGTGGCGCTCGGCATCCGCTGGATCCACTCCAAAACGCAGTCCTCGCTCGTCGACCGCGCGCTGACCGCTGTCTCCAGCGCCTGCCATCTCGCCGTGACCGAGACCTGGACCGGCTATGTCAAGGCGCTCAAGGCCGCCGCGGACGACGGCAGGCTCACCGATGAAGAGAAAAAGGAGGCCCGCGATCAGGCGATCGAGCTGGCCAAGGGCTTCCTCGGCGCCAAGGGCATCGCGCTCATCGTCGACGGCCTGGGCATCGAGAGCGACTTCCTCGACTCGTTCCTCGGTGCTTCCATCGAGGCTTCGCTCGCCGACGTGAAGCGCGCAGAGCGCGCGGCTCAGAGCGTCGAGAGCGCTAAAGCTGCCGACAAGACCGCCGCCGAGACCTCGGGAGCGCTCGCGTCGGACCCTATGCCCGCGTCAGCGCAGGCCTGAGCGAGGCCGCGTCGCTGACGCCTGGGACGCATCGGCTGGATCTCGCTCTGCGTGTCCTGCCGTCCGAGGCGGACGTGCGGGCTCGCTACCTCGGCAGATGGTCGCCGCACTGGTCGGCCTTTGCCGAGGGTTGGGCAGGCGCTCGGCGCGTCGGCGGTCAGTGGGCGCCTGATTTTGGCGCGGCCGTTGGGCTGCGCGGGGAGTGGTGATGGAAGTGACCTGGCAGAGCATCGTCATGTTCATCGGGCTGGCCGGAACGCTGACGGCGATCCAGCTCAAGGCTTTTGATTGGCTCCTGCGCCACCGGCTAACGAGCATCGAGGATCACCTCGTCTCGACGGATCGGCGCATCGAGAAGCTCGAACAGCTCGTAGCAGACACGCGGCGCGACTACGTCCGCCGCGACGACTGGATGCGCTTCAGCTCGACCATGGAGGTCAAGCTCGACCTCGTCTCGACGCGCCTCGATGCGCTGTTCGCCGAGTATCGGCGCGGAGGTCGCGATGCGAACCCCTGAGTCATCCACGGCTGGTCGCGTGCGCTGGTATCTGCTGCGCGCCCTTGTGGCCGCTGAGCCGGTCGGCGCCGACGAGCTGCTCCTGCACGACGTCCTGGACTGCGAGTCGCTGCGCCTCACAGCGCTCGACCTGCGCCGCGCCCTGGCCTTCCTTGAGAAGGCAGGACTGGCCAAGATCGATCGCACTGATCGAGACACCTGGCGCGCCGAGGCGACGGTGCATGGCCTTAATTTCGCCGCCTATGAGCTGCCCGACATCGTCGGCATCGACCGCCCCGAGCGGGCACTCGGAGAGCGCTGATGCCCGCGCGCGGCCTTGAGACAAGGCTGCCGCCGGACGTGCGGGAGCGACTGGAGTGCCGCCTCATCGAGCTCGGCTTCAGCCGCTACTCAGAGCTCTGTGACGAGCTCAACAGCTGGCTCGCGGAGACAGACACTGCCCCTGTCTCGCGCTCCGCGCTGCATCGGTTTGGCGCCAAATTTGAGGACCGTGTCGCGGCACTGAAGCGGTCGACGGAGATGGCGCAGGCGCTCGCCGCCGAAGTCGGCGACGACGAAGGCGCACTAAACGACGCCCTGATCCGCCTCGTGCAGCAAAAGGTCTTCGAGGCTGCGGTCGACCTCCAGGTCGATCCCGAGGAGACAGACCTCAAGGGTCTAGCCCGCGTCATCCGTGACCTGTCCAAGGCAAGTGTCGATCAGAAGCGCCTGCAGGCTGAGATCCGCGACAAGGTCGCCGCCAAGCTCTCGGAGTTGGAGACGCAGGCGCGCAGCGGCGTCAAGTCGACACTCGACGCTGAGACCGTCCGCCAGATCCGCGAGGCGGTCTACGGGGTGCTCTGATGGAGCCGGTCCTCAAGCTCTACGGCTACCAGCGCCGCTGGCTGCTCGACCGCTCGCGCTTCAAGGTGGCCATGTTCGCGCGCCAGAGCGGCAAGACGCACGTCGTCACGCAGGAGATCGTCGACGACTGCATCGACGCTGAGGTGGCGGGTCGACCGACCAAGTGGGTCATTCTCAGTCGCGGCGAGCGCCAGGCCAAAGAGGCGATGCGCGAGGGTGTGCACAAACACCTCAAGGCGTTCGGGCTCGCAGCGCAGGCCTTCCGCATCCACGAAGATGTCGAGTGGAGCGAGGCTGAGAGCGGCGGACCGCTGGCGCGACGCGTAAAGGCACAGGAGGTTGAGTTCCAGGGCGGCAGCCGCATCATCGCGTTGCCTGCGACGCCCGAGACCGCGCGCGGCTTCAGCGCCAACGTCTTCCTTGATGAGTTCGCGTTCCATCAGGACAGCCGTCGCATCTGGCGCGCGGTGTTCCCGATCGTGAACCGCGGCTGGAGGCTGCGCGTCGTCTCAACGCCGAACGGCAAGGACAACAAGTTCTACGAGCTCATCACCGCCCCTAACCCGCGCTGGTCGCGCCATGTCTGCGACATCCATCAGGCGATCGCCGAGGGCCTACCCTACGACGCCGATGAGCTGCGTGAGGCGCTCGGCGACGAGGACGCCTGGCGTCAAGAGTATCTACTGGAGTGGCTCGACGAGCGCTCCAACTGGCTCTCCTACGACCTGATCAACTCAGTGGAAGACGAGCAGGCTGGACGCCCTGAGCTGGCGACACAGGGCGGCACCTTCTTCATCGGAAACGACATCGCGCGGCGCAGTCACCTCTGGGTGTCTTGGGTCGTCGAGAAGATCGGCGACGTGTGCTGGACGCGCGAGATCCGGGGGCTCAAGGGCGCCTCGTTCGCCGAACAGGATGCGGTGCTGGATGAGCTGATCGCGCGCTACCGCCCGCTGCGCGTGTGCATGGACCGGACAGGCATCGGCGAGAAGCCGGTCGAGGATGCCCAGCGTCGTCACGGCGCGCTACGCGTCGAGGGTGTCACATTCACGCCCGCCGCCAAGCAGCGCATGGCCGCCCTGGTCAAGCGCGCGTTCG